GATGACTATCGCTCTGTCACATTCTTGGGTTGCAAAGGGAGACCCCCAACCCATGAAGATCGGTTGGCGATGGCAGATCTTGTTCGACGTTTTGCAAACATCGACTGTAACCCGGAACTGATCAAATACGCTAGGATCAACCCCGAAGTCCTAGATGCCAACACCGATAGCCCCCCAGAAATCATCGTGTACAGGGACTTGGAAACGACCTGGATCAGGCGGACAGCAGCAACCAGAGGGAGAGCAATGGTATTGAATAATGATGAATACTTGATGGCCGATATCCAAAAATTGGAAGGCCACCGATTGCTCACCGCTAATCTGCCTCATGCGTACAACGCAATCACTGAAGATCTCAAAGTGAGTATGATACGCTACCTCTGGGCCGCCGCAGACCACTCGGAAAAGAGACGAGTGAACGGGTTTATTCAATATCCCACGGGTCGGGTACTCCAAGACATGGAAAGGATAGTCGGATGGAACACCTCTCGGGACAAAGTTGTACGCAACATGGCAGGGTTCAAGATCCGCAAACTCAAAGAGGTGGTGAATGAGGTCAAATGGGTGGCTGATCAACCTCTATTGTTCAAAGAGAGATTGAATCGTATGAGCCAGTTAGGCATAGCCAGTTACCCCAAAGTCCTAGCCATCCACTACGGTTGTATGCCTAAGTCAGCAGAGAAGTACCAAGCCAAATACGACAAATGGTTCGCCCATCTGGTAGACATGGATGACGGAGGTAAAGAGTTTTTGGATGACATCAGGGGGTGGTCCAAGTACTTCGATCGCAAGTTCAGTAATGGCTTGCGAGAGGTCGCACCCCAGATGGAGTGGATCAACCAGTCTCCTGATGTCAACCAAAATGTTGCTTGCTCAATTTGGCTTATGCTCGAGAGAAAAGCAGGCATCCGAGCAGGAGATGATGCTCCTTCGCCGATCTCGCTTGCTGAATTCGTAAGCATCAGTAAAAGAGGCAGCTTCTGCATCTACGACCCTGTTAAATTTTGGTATCGCGCTCAAGATCCAAAATTCCTAGCTAAGATCCGCGCCCACCCAGAGTGGGTTTATAAGAATGCCAACTGGGTCACGGTGCTAGCCTTCATACTGATGTGGTTCGTGGAGAAATGGCTGTACAGCATTCCGATCTTGGGTTTGGTGTACGGCTTGTACATGTTCTTGGTTGTAGACATGAACAAGGTGTACTCCATCATCAGTTGCCTCTACTGGCTTTGCACATTGGATACTTCCGCGATGATCAGCTCGTGGTTCCCGAGGGACCCATATATCATCTCCAAGATTGTGGCCGGCACATTGACTCAAGCCATTCCTGTCCAAGTATATTACCTCCTACCTTTTGCCCATTGTTCTGGCATCGTAGCCGACATTGTCACGTGGATCACCGTTGCGTTCACGCGCATGCAAATGCTCAAGCCTTTTGCCGGGACAGGTGTTAGTACTAATCCATGGACACTGGAAACGGATGAAATCTTCGAGAAGATGGAAACCAATCCTGATCGACAAGTTGCCGTGCAGGCGCCCACAGGAAGTGGAAAGTCTTCTGACGCAGTCCGGGCTTATTTGGATCACATGATGGAAATACCTGAACTATGTGATGGCCGAATAATCCTGATGGTACCATCTAGAATCTTGTTGGCCACCCCTTTTTCACCTCATCTAAACATGGGCTCCGATTCAGATCCCTTGCATAAACGGAAGTATCAAGTACTGAGGCGAGGGGTGACACCAGCCTCGCATGTTAAAGTG